TTCCATACTTCATCTATCTTTCGTTTATACCATCATTATTATATCGGTGGTTACCATTTTTTACTCCCTTGAAGGGGGCATGAAAGCCATTGTATATAGTGAAGTAGCACAAATGCTAATAAAAGTATCTGGCATTGGTATCATCATATTTTTTGGCTATCGTTATACAGGTGGTTGGGAAGTAATTAAAACCCACTTAGATTATTCAAGACTTAATATTATTAACTTTCAAAAATCAGGATTTGACGGTTCTGAATACGGTTTTTGGCCAATGATGCTTGGCGGTATTTTTTTATACTGTTCTTATTATGGCATCGATCAATCGCAGGTACAAAGAATATTATCGGCGAAAGATGAAATTACCGTGAAAAAGCTGTTACTGTTTAATGGACTTTTTAGATTTCCCATTACATTTTGTTATTGCATTGGCGGTTTAATATTGGGTGTGTTCGTATCTCAAAATGCAGAGTTTGCAGCGAAGATTCCTGAAAATAAGCCCGATTTAATGATTCCTGTATTCATTACCAATTATTTGCCACATGGTATTATTGGTATAATTGTAGTGGCCATTATAGCTGCTGCCATGTCATCTTTTAGTTCCAATATTAATTCACTTACCGCGGTAACTATGGAAGATTTTGTTACAAAAAAGATAGCGGTTAAAGAAAGCAATTATGTCCGATATTCAAAAATTGTTGGTTTAATTTGGGGCTTAACAACTGTAGTGTTGGCATTTTTTATGGGCAATATTGCTAAAACGGTAATTGAGGCAATTAATAAAATTGGTTCGGTATTTTATGGACCAATAGTAGCCATCTTTTTTATTGCCATTTTTACAAAATCAGTAAAGGCAACTGCTGCAAATATTGGCTTAGTAGCCGGTGTATTCATTAATCTATTTTTCTGGATTTTTTGTAAAAATGTATTTTGGTTTTGGTGGAATGTTATTGGTTTTACTACAGCATTGCTAGTAACAACAGCCGTTCATTATATCAGTAAATCACCCAAGCTGGAAGTGGAACTTGGTTTCGGAAATATCCATTTCAAGAAGCATTTATTTTCAAGATATACACTTTATCTACTTTCTTTTTTCATAGCCATATTAAGCTTGTGCTTGTACATTACTTCATTTTCTTATAATATTAATAAATGAAAGTACTTGTTGCTTTAGATAAGTTTAAAGGAAGCCTTACTACTTTTCAAGCCAATGAAATTGTAAAAAAGGCAATTAAAGAAGTTTATCCAGCATCTACTATTTATAGCTATCCAATGGCCGATGGTGGCGATGGATTTTCGGATGTAATGCAATATTATTTGCAAACAACAACTATTAGTGTACCTACAGTAAATGCACTGCAAGAGCCAATTATAAGTAACTATCAATGGGATGATAAAAATGCTATAGCATTGATAGAAGTAGCAAAAGCAAGCGGTATGCAACAGCTTGCCAAGTACCAACTAAACCCTTTACAAACTACTACCTACGGTACAGGTCTTTTAATAAAGCATGTATAGGGGGTATTACAAAAGATTAATTTAAGGTTAATGTATTTTTTGCCGATTTTTTCAGACTGGTAAAGGGTTTCAGCCGAAAAAAGGCACTATGAAAAGTTACTAAGAAATAGATGTATTGTTGGATTTACTGCGATTTCAGTTGGATTTTAATACTGATTTCTTAATAAAAGAAGGTATATAGTTGGATTTGAGTTCTAAAAAAGCTATTAAATCAATGATTTTCAGCGAAATCGAATAATTCATCACCTGCTTTATTCATCTCTTTATAAAAGGATTGAATTGCTAAAGCAAGGTTTAAAAATGCCTTACTATATGGTCTTAAAGCTTCTAAATTATCCCAATAGTATTTTTTTACATCTTCAAAATCTTTAGTTTCAAAATTATCTATTAAACGAATTCCTTTTAGATATTTCTTATTTACCTCCCCTAGTAAATATTCAAATCCAAGTAATTCAACACATGCATTATCAAGCTCTTGAATATCAGGATTTTTATTAAGGTAATCTGTAAGTTTTTTATTGAAAATAATTTCTTTACTTAATTTTTGTAAGGTGGTATTTTCTTTAGAGTTATTGCCACTATGCGTAAACTTTGCATTTTCTAGATTTTTATTGCTATTAAAAATAGTTCCATTAGAACTATAAAACCACTCTGCATTGACATCGAATTCCTTCACTAGAATTTCAATAATATTTGAACCTATTGGTTTAACTCCCCTTTCCAATGCTGAATAATAGGACTGTTTAATACCAAGCCTTTTAGCCATCTCTTCTTGTTTTAAGGATAATTTTTTTCTAATATCCTTTAGTCGTTCAGATGTATTCATAAAAATATTTCTTTTGGAACTTTATTTATATTGCCAATAGCACTATATTTGTTTCATAATTGGCAAATATTATGCAATATAACTCAATAAATACGAATAAAATTAAAGAAATATTGCCACACGGCTCTATTACTGAAATCGCAAAAAAATCAAAAAAGAGCATTTACACTGTTAGCAGGGTAATAAATGGTAAATCAAAAAATAAAGATGTTCTCCTATCTATTGCAGAATACATAAAAGACATAAAAAATGTAAATGAGACTTTAAATAATGTAATAAATAATTATTAGCATTATGATACAAAATAGCTTAATACTTATTGGAACAAAGCTATACTTACAGTATAGTTTTTTGCGAAAAAATGGCATTTCAAATGCAACTATATTTAGTTGGCAACAAAGAAATATTTCGGTTATACATAAAGTAAATAATAATGCTTTTGTTGAGTATGATTCAATACCAATAACAACAAAAAGCAAACTCCCTTCTAAAGATGAACTTTTGGGGCTTGCATGGCTGCAAGATTATGATAATAAAACAAGTGAAATTTATGAGAGTTTACAAAATACTTGTAGTACCAACTTTAAAAGGTTTGTAGAATATTATAAAGTAAAATACAACTTAGACAATGTAAAATCAGTTCAATTTGCAAAAGACCATGCAATTTGGAATTGGATAGTTAATGTGTACACAGAAAGAAATTTAGAAGCTCTTTACAAAGCGTATAGTAAAATTTACCCAAAACGTTACAGTAGTAAAAATTCATTCTCAAATGCTATGCGTAAAGCTAAAGTTTGCGTTGAAAGTGTAGTATTTGATAAACGTTTAATTAATTCACCACTTAATGTAAAGAAGGTTTCTATAGATAATGCTTACTGGGTTGCTGCCTTTACTAGCATTGGCAAAAAATATGGACCAGTAGACATATATAACAAGTTACTAGAAATATGTCAATCAGAAGATAAGAAAGCTCCATCCCTATCATGGGTTAAAAAGTACCACAAACAAATTAAGAAAAACCCTGCCATATTTGAAAGTAGAAGCGGTGCAATGGCTTCACGTTCAAAAAAAGAAACGTATGCTTCAATTATTCATGCACTAAATGCAAATGACCAGTGGCAAATTGATGGTTGGACTCTGCCATTTTGGGGTAAAGGTTTTCAGCGTTATGTTTTAGTAGTTGTTAGAGATGCATACAGTAAAAAAATTGTTGGTTATAGCATTAGCAAAAGTGAAAATACACTTGCAATACATGGAGCAATACAAGATGCAGTTTCTAAAACTGGATTTATGCCAGGAGAAATAGTTATGGATAATCATTCATTCCAAAAAACTAAAGAAGCTCAATGGTTAAAAGAAAGTACAAGCGAAATAGGTGTTGATTGGACTGTAACCTCAAACCCTCAATACAAAAGCATTGTAGAACGATATTTTAGGCATTTAAACTCTATATGCAAACAACGTTATAAAGGTTATTTGGGCGAAGGTATGACAGCCAAAAGAGACGATGCAAGATTAAAGCCTGAACTATATACAAAATATGCAAAACACTTTTTAAACGAAAATGAAATAATAGCAAATGCAGTTGCTATAGTTGGTTTATTCAATAGCTCAATTTTACCAAGCAAAGGTGTTAGCCCAAATGAACTTTATGAAACTAGCCCTAAAATAAACTGCTTTAAAGTCAACCTTTTTGAAAGGGTTAAACTTCTTACACCACAAACAGAAATGAAAGTTGTTAGGGGGCAAATAAATATTATCCGTTCTAATGTTAAATACGAATATCAATTAAATGCAGAAATGAATTTGCAATACAATGATAGTACTGTTATTGTAAGATATGAAGATTTAAACGACTGTATTTATATCTATGACAAGGCAACAGGAAAGGCAATAGGTTCTGTTCCACAAAAAACAAAAATTCATGGTGCTAAGGTTAACCAAACCGCAAAGGATATTGAACTACTAAACAAGAATAAAGGACGTAAACAAGGCATTAAAACGCAAGCTAATAAGAGCCTAATTGATTTACATGAAGAAGCTTTAAAAGTAAATCCTAATGCCGATGTTTTATTAATGCAACACTCATTACCCAAAAGTGCAGTACAGGATATTATGCAATTGGGTTTACAATCTGAATTAGCAAATTTAGGAGTTAATGAAAGCCTTATAGATGACAGGTTTACAGAAAGTGAAATTGAACTAAAAGCTTTTGTTGATGAACCAGTAAAGAAAACCCGAAACAATCCCTTTCAAGTGAAAGGCTCAATGAAAATTATAAACCCTTCCGATATGGAAGATGAAGAATAAAAAAGCCTATGCTATAACATAGGCAATTGCTAACTCCACAATTAAATACAATGACAAAAGTACAAGAAAACACAATGCAACAAGTTTTTGAAACAAATGATTTCTCTAGTGTAGTAACCCTTTGTAATAGGGCTAGGAGAGATAATTTAATGGTTGGTATTACCGCCGATACTGGTATGGGTAAAACAACTGCTTTAGAAACTTATAGTAAAAGGAAAAATGTTTATTACGTAGTCTATGATAAGACTATGAAGCCTAAAAATTTCTTTATTGCTTTACTCAAACAAATGGGTTTTGATTTTGAGGGAACAATACATCAAATGGTTAACAGGATTGCAGATGAATTAAACATACAAACAAACCCTTTAATTATAGTAGATGAAGCAGGTAAAATAAACCATACAATGATTCTTTACTTGCATGTATTAAGAGATAAGACAATTAAAAACTGTGGTATTGTATTGGCTGGTATGCCTTATTTTAAAAGTAATCTTATAAAGTTTAGTAATAAAGAAAAAGAAGGGTATGCCGAATTTTTCAGAAGGGTTAATATATGGCACACATTAACTGGATTAACTAAAAAAGAAACGCTTTTAATACTTGACGCAAATGGAATAACAGATGCAGAAACACAAAAACAGTTGTGTTTTAAAAAACGATTTGCCGACTTAATGAATGAAATTTATTTACTCCACTCCATAAATGACTAAAAATGAAAAGTAAGACAAAAAACACAATTTGGCAACAAGCAAAGAAACACATCTACAATCAAAATGTTATTATAGCTCTTTGTTTAGATGAAGGTATTTGGCGTTTAGACAGCGATAAAGGAACTGATGAAATGCAAGAGTACATTAATAAAAATTGTACAGTTAAAAAAAGCATTTATAAAATGTCTGATGCTGAATTATTGCAAACTAAAAAAGAGATTGAAGTTTTGGTTGAAAAGGCAAATATGCAGTATGCCATAAAACAAACTAAAGCTTTATTAAAAGAGCTAAAACTTAAAGTTATAAAATAAAAATATTAATACTATGATACGTTTTAAAGAAAGTTCAATTGTTATCGAAATTAAACTAGGTTATAACCCATTGCAACAACTCCCATTTTACCAGAAAGCAATAATAGAAGCTTTGAAAAATATTAACGGTGATTTAGAAGCCAAAGACTATCAATTTATAAATTATTGGTTAACTGATTTATTGCATCAAACAATGTTTGATGAAGACCAATTGTTTGCAATTGAAAATGAGTTGAAAAATAGTAAGTGCAATAAGGAACTAAAACAAACAATGCTTGGAAATATTGTTGATGTCTAAAAGTATTGCTCCATGACTATTATAATGTAACGATTGCTATAAAAAAGCAATCGTTACTTATATATAGGAATGATGGTATTATGATTTTTAAAACACTAATCCCATAAATAATTTTGAATATGCCACGCAACAAAGAGTTAATAAACAATCGGAATATTTTACTAAAAAAAGACTTCGATGAACTTTATAACAAAAAAAGATTAAGGCATGATGACTGCTTAGAAAAATTAAGTGAAAAGTATTTTATAACTAAAGAAACAGTTATTAAGATTTTGTTTAAAAAGCCTCAAAAATCGCCTGAAATAATAAATGTGGTAGAAAGTGTAGACTAGAGTGGGTGAAGCAATTATAAAGGAGATTAAAGGTAGTTTAAAGATGGTTTGAGTATATAACGAATAAAAAAGCCCTCGCCCATTCAAGGGAATAATTTGTTATACATACAGTGAACAAATTTTAAACGAGGTTAAATGAAGGTAATAAATATGTATGTTAAATAATAACTTTTTCAATATTACGGTTACAAATGCTATAACTGAAATTAGGTTATATGGTGGTATAGGTGGCTATACTAGAAATGGTATAACGAGTAAAGCCTTTGCAGATGAGTTTAAAAAAGTTGATATAGCTGGTAAAGAGCTTCATTTAAGAATAAATAGTCCGGGTGGAGAAATTTATGATGGCATTGCAATATTTAATACTATCCAACAAAGCAAAGCTAATGTAAGTATTTATATAGATGGAATTGCTGCAAGTATGGCAAGTGTGATTGCATTAGCAGGAAAGAAATTATACATGAGTAGATTATCCCGTTTTATGACTCATAGGGCTACAGGTGGCGTAAATGGTGATGCAGAGGATATGAAAAACTTTGCAATACAGTTAGAAGAGTTAGAAAATACAATGGCTAGTATCTATGCAAGAAAAACAGGTTTAAATATTGAACAAGCTAAAGAAAGGTATTTGCAAAAAGGCTATGATAGATGGATTTCAGCACAAGAAGCACTAGATGAAAAAATTATTGATGGTATTTATGATTTAGATAAATCCATACCGCCCACTAATGAAACAGTTCCAGTTAATCTGTGGAACTATTACAATAAACACTTAACAATAAATATTGATACAATTATGAAGGAACAAATTATCCAACTTTTAGGATGTAATCCTAATGCATCCGATACTGCTATTATAAATGCAGTAAAAGAACTGGTAGAAACAAAACTAACCAATGTAAATAAGGTTACATCTATGATTGCCTTAGCAAAACAAAGAGGTAGAATAGATGCTGAAAAGGAAAGCTTGTACACAATGATAGCTAAAGATAATCCAGACTTTGTTTTTGATAAGCTATTTGATGAAAGCATGTTACCACCTCCACCAATAAATCTAATTAGTTTAATTGATACTGGAAATAAAAAGAACAATACACAAGCTATTGTAACCAATGTAAATAAGCCTAAAAACGAATGGACATTGGAAGATTACAGGATGCACTCACCTAATGAGCTAATTGTAAACGAAAAATTATATAACGATTTATTAATCAAAGAAGGTTTAGTATAAAAACCTTTAAAACACAAAAATATGGCAACACTTAACAAACAAGTTTGGATTAGACAATTGATGTCTAAGTTTTACCCAGACACATCATTTTTAGAGTATGTTACTAACCTATCCAATTTAGTTGAAAATGATAAAATCAATTTAGCTGAAGCAGGAGTAGACCCCAATGTATTAATTAACAATAATACTTATCCAATTGCAGTTAGTCAAAGAGTGGATACACCTTTAGAAATTGAGTTAGATAAGTTTGAAACAGAAAACACATTAATCCGCAAACCTGACCAAGCTGAAAGGGCATATCAGCAATTAGAAAGTGTATTAATGGGACATAGAAATATGTTAAGAATTACAACAGCAATGAAAGCTGCACATGCTTATGCTCCACAAACAAACAGCGAATACACACCAGTTTTAGAAACTACAGGTGGCAATGATGGGGATGGAAATAAAAGGTTATTGGTTGGCGACATCTTAAGGTTAAAAAGAAGATACGACGATTTAAACTATCCTTTGGATAAAAGGTTTTTGGTTTTAACTTCAAGACACTTAGAAGATTTACTAATTGAAGACCTTAAAACTTTTAAAGATATTGCAGATGTAACCAATGGGCAACCTAAAACATTTGCAGGGTTTAAAATGCTGCAATTTTCAAATAATGCAACATACAATAGAACTACTTTACAAAAGAAAAGTTTTGGTGCAGTTGCTGCTGGTTCAGATGGGTTTTGTTCATTCTCATTTATTTCAGAGGAAGTAATGAAAGCCGATGGAGCTGTATATATGTTTGCTCAAGTAGATGACCCAAAAGAAAGAGCAACTATAGTCGGCTTTGATAAAAGATTTATTGCCGTACCTTTTAGAAACAAAGGTATTGGTGCAATAGTTTCTGCTGCTGCAAGTTAAATGTACTATCGTTTTTTAATGGTTTCATAAATGCAAATTTGTGAAACCATTTTTTATATAAATAAAAATCAAAACATGGCTTATAATAGAAAAAACTTTCTCATAAAAGTAATAGAGGTGCAAGAATCATATACCTCGAAAAAGACCGATTATAATACACTAGTTGGTATTTATAGAGAGTTTATAGAACCAAAATATTGTATAAGTTTAGGTACACTTTACAACTATCTTGCTATACCTGCAAAAGCTGAATTAAAGAAATTAAATAACAGTAATTAAAATATAAGCATCCCCCTTTTCGGCTATTGACCCTTGCTACACTGTAGCAAATCATTTAAAGGATGCTTACATGTAAATATACAATTTATGGCTTACTTAAACATGCATGCAGAAATAACAATTGGTGATATTGTTATAACAGCACCAAACAGTATTGAAATTCACGAAGATGTAAATAATGTTAGTGATACAGCTGTAATAAGAATTGCAAGAAACTATAGAGAGCTTGCTGGTAATCCAATTTTAAACTATATAGTCGCAGGTTCTCCAGTAACTATAAAGTGTGGTTATAATGGTGATTTACAAACAGAATTTACAGGATTTGTAAAGCCTTCAATTGGTGATGGTTATCCCGTTGAAATTCATTGTGATGAAGATTATCCATTAAGAGGGGAACAGTTTAATATTAGTGAAAGAAATATTTCATTAAAATCACTGCTAACAAAGATTGCACCTACATACAACATTGAATGTCCAGACGTTGATTTAGGCAAGGTTAGATATTCAAAACGAACTGCAATTCAAATACTAAATGAAGTTAAAAAAAACTTACGGGTTTTACTCTCATTTGGATAACAATGTTTTAAGTGTTGGATTTTGCTTTGATTTCAAACCGTTAAATACCAAAAACCATGTTTATACAATCGGTCATAATGTTAAGGATGCTAATAATCTAAAGTATGAGCAAGAAAGAGACCAAAATATTAAAGTAACAACTGTTATAAAAGTATTAGGACATAAAATACCCTTATCATTTGGTAGTAAAGAGCCTGATGCAAAAGAGATAAAGCCAGTAATAGGCGAAAGTATCAGTCAAAAAGATGCAATGAAGGTTTTACAGGCGAATTATCAAAGAGTTGCTTATGATGGCTTCACTGGTTCAATTAAAGGCTTTGGAGTGCCTCGTACACATGCAGGTGATAGCTTAACAATTATTGATAAGCAAAGACCCGAAAGAAATGGTACATATCTTATTGAAAGAATGACCTTGAAATATGGAGTTGCACACATTGAAAGAGAGAACTTCATAACCTTCAAAGTTGATTAATAAATAGGTAGTAACTAAATGCCATTCAATTGAGCTTTGTTATTAATCAAATCCTTAGTAACCAAATTAACGTTTAGCTTTGCCGATTATACATGCTATAGAAAGCGGAGCTAAAAAAATTATGCTAGGCTTAGGTGGTAGTGCTACCAACGATGGTGGCATTGGTATTTTAGCAGCCCTGGGATTTGAATTTTTAGATAAACTTGGAAATAAACTCATACCCAATGGCAATAATTTAATTGAGTTAGCTGCAATTAGAGAGCCAAGTAACGGTATTCCTACTATTGAGTTTGAACTTGCCTGCGATGTAGACAATGTGTTGTATGGCAAGAATGGTGCTGCATATGTGTATGCTGCTCAAAAAGGGGCAAGCCCAATTGATATTACTTATCTTGATGAAGGCTTACAGCATTTAGCAAAAATATTAATGCTTCAGTGTGGTATAGATTATAGTGAAACAAAAGGCTGCGGAGCAGCAGGTGGTATTCCAGTAACAATCCTTTCATTTTTTAATGCATCTATTAAAAAAGGTATTGACTTGGTTTTAAGCCAAACCAACATTAAAAATGTAGCTGCCGAAGCCGATATATTTATTACAGGCGAAGGTAAGATTGATAACCAGTCATCACATTGAAAAGTAACATCTGGCATTACTGACCTGGCAAAATTTTATAGTAAATCGTGTATTGGCTACTGTGGAATTGATGCAAGCGGTAATAGCCTTACAAGAAAATTCCAACAAATATATCAGCTGAAAAATAGTGCTGTTACCCATCAAGATGCTATGGATAATGCAGCAACATTATTATACTGGTTGGTAAAGCATACTATTGTAAATCACATTTAATAAGTGGTAAAATCTGCCATCGGTCTTATATACTTGTTTTGAAAGTCAAAGCTCTGGTTTAAAAAAATAAATTCATAGCACGCATTGCCTCTTGACTGTACACAAGGCTTTAAAAGAGACGATAGAAAGAACTAAATTTTGAGCTCTGGCAAAGCATAATTCCTTCCTATTTTGTAATACCAATACACTTTACTGTTATCTTTTTTAACCAGCTCCCTGCATTGGCAACATAGGTTGCTATTTGCGGATTATTCGATGAACTACCATTCGTTTTGAGTAATTTATACGTACTACCACTCTTATTCTTTTTTTAACTAATGAACATTTTGAAAAACTAAAAAAACATAGCTGGAATACTCAAAATAAAAATAACAATTCAATATTTATTGGGGCACAGATAATTATTTTAAACTTTTTGAAA